CTGCCCGAGTCCGTAAGGGCGAGCTGCGCCGCTGCGCTGAATGCGTCCGTGCCCGTGCCCGCGTCTGCGAGGGAGAGCGAGACGGTGATCGCCACCGCATCAGAGCCGGTGGCCGAGTCGGCGATCGAGACGAGCGTGGCCGTCAGGATCGAGAGCGCGTCGGAGCCCGCGCCCGAGTCCGTGAGCGCGATCGTCGCGCTGCCTGCGAATGTCTCGGTGCCCGTGCCCGTGTCGGTCAGCGTGACCGTCACCGTGACGCTCGGCGTGCCGTCGGTGCCCGCGCCGCTGTCGGCCAGGGCGAGTGCTGCGGCGATGCTCAGGGCGTCGGTGCCGGCGCCGCTCTCCGCGATCGAGAGCGCCGCGCCGATCGTGATCGAGTCGCTGCCGGCGCCCGTGTCGGAGACGGTGATCGTCTGGTCCCCGCCCCCGCCGAGGGAGTAGAAGACGGGCGACTCCAACGGCCGCAGCAGTGCATAGGGCGCCCGCCTGAACTCGCGCAGCTCCTCCGCTCCCCACGGCCGGTTCGCGATGGCAATGACGCGGATGCGCCCGTCCAGGTAGCTCGTGTTGTCGCTGCGCTTACCGATGTAGAGCTGCCCGCCGCCGTCCGTCGCGTTGCCAATGCCGCTGCCGGTGAACGTCCACTGCGACCCCTGCGCCTTCACCCACGAGGTTTCATTCACCCACAACGTCGGCGGGTTGAAGTAGATGTCAGCGCCAGTGCAGGTCGCGGCGATCAGGACGTTCTTCGCGCCGGCCGCGAACGTGTCGCTCGCGCCAGTGCGGTAGCGGATCGTTGCCGATGCTGTCGCGCGGACGAAGTCGAGTTGGCTGTTGTCGCCGCCGGTCACGCCCACATGAAGCTGGAACGGCGAGTTGGTCCCCGCGGCGCCCTTCCCCACCAGGAACCCGGTATTCGTCAGCGCGTCGACATCAGCGATGACCGCGACGGTCATGCCCGTGGAGCTGATCGGCGCATACGACGCGCGATGCGGGAGCGTCGTCTGCTGGTTCGTGTAGTCGCGCGAGTAGCCGTCTGCCCCCGGGACCATCGCGCTCGAATCGGCGTCCGGCCCTACATTGTTCAGGACCTCCCGCCACACGCCGTTGAGCGGGAACATGAACCCGCCGATCAAGCGCGCGAGCGGGTGAGTCTGGTCGATCTGCGCCGGTCGGTTCGGCTGACGACGCCACCGGTCGCGCTCAATGAACACTGCCACGTTTTACACCGGCCCGAGGGTGAAGGGCAGCGCCTTCAACGTGTAATTGGCCGAGAGCTGCTGGCCCGCCGCGTTGTAGAGCATGACCTTGCCCTTCTTGGGCACGTCGTAGGCCTCGCAGTAGTAGTTCTGCGATGACGACTGACTGTCGACGATGAAGCTCCCGCGCCAGTGCGGCCGGTAACTCGCGGACACGTCCCGAGCGTCGGCCGTGCCGTCGATGTCATGCGGGACGATGTGAACGTCGATCGTGCCGTTCTGCGTGGGGGTCGTTCCGAAAGCGCACGTCAGCGTGAGGGCAAGGTTCGGAAAGTCGCCCGTCTCCGTGGACGTGTACGGATTGAGCCCTCCTCCGGGCGTGCCGACGGCGGCGCTCGCAATCGCCGCGTCGGTGCCCGACGAGAGCGTGAACTGCGTTCCGTAGACCCGCTTTGCCTCGCCCGCCATGTCTCAGTTCCCGTTCAGGAGGGTGCTGATCTCGAACGGCGACAGCACCCCGGTCCAGTTCGCTTTCCAGGCCGTGACGGTGTCGGTCGTCGCGTTCGTGCCGCCGAGCTTCTGCTCGCACCATGTCGCGTTGCGCGTCATGTCGTTCAGGATCGCGGCGCGGCTCGTGCTGTTTGACGCCCCCGAGAAGATGTCAGCGATCCCGCTGCGCAGCTTGTTCTTCGTCGGGTCCATCGTACCGATGGTGACGAGGAGGTCGTAGGCCTGCCGCTCGGCCGCGGAGCGCGCGATGTACTCGGTGAGCACGGTCGCCTGGAACAGGTCATCCGCCAAGTAGGTCGGCTTCCACAACTTCTGCACAGGCGAGGCCGCGGCGTTGCAGTAGTTCGCGATCGTGGTGTCGTCCCGCACTGCGAGGGCAGAGGCGAGCGCTGCCTCGTTCTGGATGGCGGTGCGCAGCGTGTTCTTCTGGCCGTTCGTGAGGCTCTGGCCGAAGCTCAGGGCGGAAGCGAACACGCAGGCCAGAAGGCCCAGGGTCATGCTCAGTCGTCGGATGTTCAGCACGGGTCAATCCTCTTCGTCGTCGATGATGATCGGCACCACGTCGCACCGACAGTTCGGGTGCTCCGGGGGCGCGTAGCTGCCACTCGGGAAGGTCCCTCGCAGCGGCACAGGGGGCGAGGCCGCGTTCGCGGCGCAGTCGTCGCAATACTTGTCCTGCGCGAGGATCCATCGCTTCTGCTCGACGATCCCGCTCTCCTCGTAGGCCGTCATGTTCCCGGCCACGTCCGCGTAAGCGGTCTCGGTGCGCGCGATCATTTCCGCGCGGTCGTCGCTGAAGGCGAAGGCGTCCGCGATCTCGTTCGCGAGTCGGTCGTTGCTCCATCCCTCGTCGATGGCCTCGGCCACGAAGCCGCGCAGCAGCTCGCGCGTGCTCTCGTCGATGCGCCAGGAAGCGTCAGGGTTCGGGATCAGCTCGCCGCCGACCCACTTCATGCCCACCAGCTCGGCGGCTCGAGCCTCGGCCCAGGCGAGCGCGCGAGGGTTCGCGAGGTTCACGATGCTTTCGTCGTCGGCGATGCCGATCTGCGCGAGGGCCTCGGCCACACCGGACTCGACGACGGCCTTCAGCACGGCGTCGGCGTCACCGTGGATGACGACAATGCCGCTCAGGTCCAGCGAGTCGAGGACGCGGCGAACCTCGTCCTGGTCGGCCTTGTTGACGATGGCGCCGATCTGCTCGGCGCAGCTCTTCGCCGTCGCAGCGAAGGCCTTCTTGATCGCGCGGGCGAGCTTCTCCGTGGGCTTCGTGACCGCGTCGCGGTCGCGATCAATCAAGGGAACCGCTTTTTTTTTTCGATCCCACCGTGCCCATAGGGCAGGTATTCCATCTTCGCGGCCTTGCCTGGAGGCTTCGCCTTGTCACCGGGCTTGCCCTTCGCTCCTGGTGGCCCTTCCTGACCCGGCGCGGGCTCAGGCGGCGCGGGCCAGTATTTCTCGCGATCCTGGTCGGTCAGCGGATCCAGGCCGAGCTTCCCGCGGACCTCGTCGGGGGTCTTCACCTTCGCGCGGATGTACGTCTCGTCGATCGTGGCCTGATCGGTCGGGCTGACCTTGTCCTCGATGTCCCACGCGAAGTGCAGGTCGGTGAAGCCCCAATAGCCCCAGATGCACCGGTTGATGAGGCCCTCGACCCAGGTCATCAGCGGGAACAGGCCCTCCTCCGTGGCCGTCTGCTGCGCCGTCTCCGCGGTCGCGCGGTTCATCATTGCGAGCAGGGCTTGCGGGCTCACGCTGAAGGCGTAGCAGATGATCCGCGCGAGCCACTCGTCGTACTGATCCTTGAGGACCTGTTCCTTCGTGTTCACCGGGGCCACGCCCTCGGGCACGAACATGGTCCCGCGCCGCGCGGCGATGTTGCCGGCGAGCATCGAATCCCAATACGCCTTGAAGGTGCGGATCGCGTCGACGTTCCACTCCTTCGGCACGCTGAAGATGAGGTCAGGCGTCGAGCCGTCCTGGTAGTACGAGAGCTGCGACGCCTGCCGGAGCAGCGCGATGTTGACGGTCGTGATGACCTGCTCCACCGGGCTGTAGCCGTACAGCTTGTTCACGCGCAGGTTGCGCGGCCGGTAGATGATCTCGTCCCGCGTGTAGTCGACCGCGGGGATGCCCTTGAGGATCTGCTGATACGCGGGCAGCGGAGGCATCGGCGTGCGGCCGTACTCGTCGATCAGGCGCTTGAGCGTGGTGCCGTCCATCAGCTCGAAGGCGTACACGCCGCCGCCGCGCGTCATGCGCGGATAGAGGCACGGCGCGTCGGTGACGAGCATTTCCTCGAGGAGGACGCGGAGCCAGTCTTGCCAGTCGTGCTCGCGGTCGGGCTGCGCGAAGAAGTCCATCAGCATCTTGCAGCGCTCGTCGGGCTCGACCTTGTCGTCCTTCGGCTTGATCTTCCACTTGAAGCGGATGAGCTGGTCCTTCCGCGTCTCGATGACGAGGCGCATCAGGTCGTATCCGTCGGCCATCGCGCGCATCGTCGCGAAGGTAACCGGCTCCGTCTCGCGCGGGGTGAGCCGCAGGTTGTAGCCGGCCGGGTAGTCGAACTGCCGACCCTCGGCCTGCGGGACCTGCTCCTGCGGGGGCACATGGGGGCCGAACCACGCATCGCGAATCGCGTTCATGCCGGCCCCAAGGGACCGCGAGACGCGCTGCACGAGGGAGGGTTCCAGCGGGGTTCGGACCGGTTCAGCCACCGAGCATGCTCCTGATCTTGTCTTCCTGCGTCGCCTGCTCGACGACGAGGCCCTGCGTGTAATGCAGCATGCCCAGGCCGCTTCCCTTGATGAGCGGCTCGAGCCCGTAGCGGATCGCGTCCCAACAGTGGTTGTGCTTGTCGACGATGTCGCGGAGCACGTCACCGGAGAGGCGATCGACCTTGTACGAGTAGAGCCGCGCCTCTTGCGCGGTGTGCGTGCATCGCGTGTGGATCACGATCCGGCGGAACGACCGCAGGAACGTGATGCCGTCCTCGACCGACCCCGGCCACTTCGCGCAGGCCACCACGCTTGGGTAGCCGTGGTTCTGCATGTACGAGATTGTCTCGGGCCGCGCGTTGTCGGCGCGGATCGTGTGCTCGCGCGCCTGCGGCATGCGGTCGAACAGCTCGGGCGTCTTGTCGATGTCGACGCGCAGGCC